TCCCGTTTATTTTCATTTATTTTTACTCACCCTCGAGAAATAAATATTAATGGGGCGAAACTTGGGTCAGATTTCCTAACCTGAATTGAGACTGGAATCCGTTTTTTCAACCTAACTTTTTCAACCTGATTTGGCTTGGGGGGGAGTATGTCAATAAATAAAAGAGAGACACGCATATATATATTATTTTTTAAAATTTTTGGGGTTTTTGCGGTACTACTGTAATACTACTGTAGTCCTACTGTAGTACTACAGCCCAATAGAATAGAAAGGAATAAAAAAGAAAAGAGAGTAGAAAACAGCACACACAGCATTTTATTGATAGTCTTTAATACTGTAGTACTTTTATATTATATACTAGAAGGTTATTTGATAATTGTGGGATGGGATGCTTCGCGGGTACTACTTTACTACTTCGCGGTACTACTATACTATAATAGTACTATAATATTACTATAGTAGTACTATAATAGTAATATAGTAGTATATAGTACTATAGTAGTAATATATAGTAGTATATAGTACTATAGTAGTAATATATAGTAATATATAGTACTATAGTATTAATATATTATTTCTGTCTCAACCGACATTTGAATTTATTTCTTTTTACCTATATGTGTCAACACTTTTTTTATATTGGCTCGCAATGTTTATTTTACGTATATTTCGCCATGGATTTAACCCCTCATATGGAAGTGTTAGAGTTAGGGCCCGCGATTGACGCTTTGAAGTCGTTGTCAAGCAAATTTCGGGAGACGGGTGATTACGAGTATATGATGGAGATATTATTGATTATAGATGAGATAGAGTCCCCGATGCTTGTTGACTTCTTTGATATGGACGTGCCAGACATAAAAGTTAAGGCTTAGTATGTACATCAAGACCATTAGCGGGGTTGATTATCATTTATACGAGAACGAGGAAGAATTTAGGGAGCACCACAGGAAGGCTGACTTAAAGGATGATTGGCGCAAGGCGGAGGAGGGTGAGTGGGCCAAGAGTGATGATGGTCAGGTATTCAGTATTTTAAGGCGTGCTGTGATGTATAGCAATCAATATAATGGGGATGTTGATTATGTACGGACATTATTAGGTACGGCTTATGCTCATGAGAAGTCCAAGTTAGAGGGTGAGCCTCCCAAGGACATCTATACGTTTACCAAGTATAAGAATAGCAGGTATATTACAGCCCGGGAGAAGTTATTTGCCAAGATGGTTGCTGTAGGTCGGGATGCTACCGAGGCTTATTTGGCGGTATATCCTACTAATAACCGTAATTATGCTTTAAACAGGGCGAAGCTTTTATTAAGACAGAAGAGGATAAGAACATTGGTTAATAAAGAAGTAGAACAGTTAATGGATGATTTGGGTATTACCAAGACCTATTTACTGGAAAATGCGAAATCAGTGGTAGACAAGCCAAATGCCCGTGATGGTGACAAGCTCAGGGCTTTGGAGACGTTGATGAAGATATCGGGATTATTGAGTACTGATAAGAAATCAGACTCCATTGCACTCATACAAGAGTTCACCGGTTTTTCTAAAGATAAACTTAAAGCCTTTGAGACGGGTCTAATTGAAGAAAATGCATCTCAATAAGAAAATATGGCAATATCCTAAGCAAATACGCTGGGGTACTGCTATTTATAATATTAAACTAATTAGGGGTAACCATGCCTAGAGTCAAGGGAGTGAGTACAACTGCTTTAAATAAAAGACAGCAGGCGGCAATGAGTCGTCATGCCTCTCATCATACTGCTAAACACTTAAAGGTAATGGTAGATGCAATGAAGAAAGGGCAGACATTTACTCAATCACACAAGACGGCTATGAAAAAGGTAGGTAAATAGTGGGGAACGGACACTCGGCAATAGACAGGTTAATCGCCTTAACCGCTTTAAAGAAATATCAAGAGGGTGGTGAAGTTTCTCCAACTTGGGGTGAAAGATTTGTAAAGATGTTTCCATCTAAACATAAAGACCCTGAAAGGGCAGCAGAACAACAAAGAGCACTTACTGGTTTAATAGACTTCTTTGCCCCTCAAAGTGCAGCAGAAGCTGGATTAATGTTAGCTGCTGGGCCGGTTTTAGGAAGGGTCGCTAAAGCATCTAGGGCTCCATTAAAAAAATTATATAGGGGTGTCGAAAAGTGGCATCGGGGCAAAATGGTTAAGGGTGGTCGTCATTTATCTCCAGAAAGTTATTCTTACGATTTACCAAATCCATCTAAAAAGGGGGTTTGGGCAGCTGAAGATATGGAGGCAGCCGAAGAGTTTGCAAATACATTTGGCGATAAGTCTGGTTATGTATTGGAGTATAATGTCCCAAGTAAATTCTATGACAAAGCTTCATCAAAATGGAGTGACCCCAGTTCTCCTTTGTTTGGGATTCCTGATTGGATTGAAGGTGGCATACCTAAAGAATACTTAACAAAGGTACATAAAGGATATCAAGAGGGTGGAGAGGTAGGTAGTCCATCTCAGGTTGATTTAGCGAAGGTTGCATCAGAGTATGAAGATTTTATTCGTAAGTGGGTAAAGCAACGCCCCGCAGTTACAAGTACTTATGAAGATTTAATAGGTGCAATTCAAAGTGGAAAGCTAACGGCGCAACAATATCCTCAAGACAAGTGGGAGGGCGTTACAAAAGCAGAGGGGCTTGAAGGAAGTCCAGCTGCATTTTTAAGTAAAAGCATGACAGGAATGGGGCCTGATGCTGAATTTTTATCTGGCACAATAAAGTACCCAACAGGTGGAGAATCGTCAATACCACATGAGTTATTACACTACTTTGCTTCTCATAGACCGGGCCAGCCGGGCACTCCCAAAACAATTAATCCATATATTAAACTTGATATGGCTTTAAAGGGTTGGTTACCATCCCTACATCCTGCCGGGAGGAGGCCCAGTCTCCCCGGCAAAACTAAGTTGGGGCAGTGGTGGAATAGAAAGTTTGCTACAAAGCAAGCACCTTATTCCGATAATCCAACCGGAGCCCCTAAAGGGGAAGAAACGCCGTACCATCCATGGTATGATGAGGATGCATTTGATAGAATAGGCGCTGAATACGGTGAGTTTGCAGAGCAGTTTAGAACTGGTGAGGATTTTCAAAGCGGTAAAAGATTTATTGATGACTTAGCTCAAAACCCAGTTACAAAAGAGGTTAAGCCGGCAGTGCCACAGGCAGTTTCTGAAATGCCAGTATCTTTTGATAAGAATAAATATCCTATTTACAATAAACAATCAAATAAAGCCCAGTCTTTTAGGGATGCATTTAGACAGGCGAGAAGAGAAGGAGAGGCTACCTTTACTTGGGATGGTCGTTTATATACTTCGGAGTTAAAGAAATAGTGCCCAATAAAGCAGCCAAGTCAAGGAAGCGTTTAAGGAAAAAACTAACGATTGAAAACAAAAGACGTAAAAGAGGAATTATCAAGGCGAGAAAGATTGCCCGGAAAGAAAGGGAAGAATCAGAAGATAGAGACGTTTAGCGTTATACCTCCTCCTGAAGAGATGGCTCGACGGGATGAGATACTTGCTAAGTCATATCAAGACCTGTTATTCTTCGGAAGGGCCTTCCTCCCCAAAGACTTCATGTATAAGAGTGCTTCGCCCTCTTGTCATTATACCGTATCTAAAAGACTTATCTCTACCAAACCCGGTGAGCGTATCTGTATTATACTTCCTAGGGGTTTCGGCAAGTCTATTCTATCCAAATCAGCTATCTTACATAAACTTTGCTTTGCTGGTGAGGACGACCAGAACTTTATTGCTTGGGTGTCGGAAGAACAGGGTCAGGCCATTGACCACTTAAAATACCTGAGATACCACCTAGAAACCAATAAGACCATTAAATACTACTTTGGCAACATGGATGGCGGTACTATGGGCAAAAGGTGGACGGAGAAAGATTTAGTGACCCCCAAGGGCGATAGAATCATAGCCAAAGGTACAAGCCAGCGTCTAAGGGGGCGTGCTGAGGTTGATGTAAGGTATACTGGTATTATCTTGGATGACTTTGAATCTGAGTTAAATACCAAAACACCCGAAAGGCGTAATGAAATTAAACGGTGGGTCGTATCCACAATCTATCCAGCACTTGAAGAATCCCCCGGAAATGAAGGTTGGATATGGCTCGCTGGTACTATTGTACACTATGATAGCTTCCTTCAAATGACCTATGATGGTTATAAACGGGCTAAGGAGGACAATAGACCCTATCCGTGGGATGTTTTCTTCCATAGCGCTGTCGAGGATGGTAAAGCCCTTTGGCCCGAGCAGTTCCCCCTATCTAAACTCAAGCATAAGAAACAGGAGTTCATTGAGGCGGGTCTTGTCAATAAGTTTGCTCAGGAGTATATGAATGATGCTCGGGACATATCTAACGCTGCTTTTAAAATAGATAGGATACAGCACTACTCTGGTAATAGAAAGTTTATGAATGGTTTTAACTATTTGATGGAGGGTGAGTCGGTTATTCCGATTAATATTTATATTGGGGTTGACCTTGCGGCTACAGCCTCTGACACTTCTGATTATCAGGTAATATTGGTTATGGGGATAGATTCTGAGAATAAACGCTATGTTCTGGAGTATTTCAGGGAAAGGATACCAACCTTTGACGTACCCGCTAAGATAATAGAGCTGGCAAAGAAGTACAGTCCCGTAAAAAGAGTAACAATCGAAACCGTTGCAGCCCAAGAGATGGTTAGAGATATGGTAACCCGCATGAGTGCCAATGAGAAAAGATTAATGCCCGGTATCTTTAAAGGGGTAAAGCCCCCAGCAAGGATAAAGAAGGCAGACAGGCTTGAAACAACCCTCGGCCCTGTTGTCAATTCTAAGAAATTATATATCAAAAGAGAGATGACCGAGCTTGTAGATGAGTTCTTTGAACATCCTAAACCTCGAAATGATGACCTTATGGACGCTCTCTACTATGCAGACTACTTTGCCCGCGCCCCCAAATCCCAAGCCACTACAAAAGAGGGCTTTAAGGCAGAAAAGAGAAAAGGTCGGATAATGCCTAAGCTTAAAAAATACAACTGGTTAACGGGTGCTAGAAATTAATTATTTATTTTCTTGCATTATTGACAGAAATACCCCTAAATTGAGAAGGTGTTAAGTGTATCTTAACCCAACTGTTTATAAACACATAAAATAGCTATGAATCCACATACCATATGGCTAA